GATAGAGGCAACAAGACGAAGCGGCGAGACAATAGTGCCATTGCTGTTGTTTTTGTAGACGAGAATGGCGTGTGGTGGGTTGAAGATATACAGTTTGGTCGCTGGACGCTCGACGAGACAGCAGAGCGCATCTTTAAGGCCGTTGAGGAATACCGCCCACCTGCTGTGGGAGTCGAAAAGGGAATTGCTCAGCAGGCCGTTATGGGGCCGCTCAGCGACCTTATGCGCCGAACTGCTCGTGTGTTTCGTGTTGAGTTGTTGTCACACGGCAACCAAAAAAAGCAAGACCGTATTCTGTGGGCACTGCAAGGCCGCTTAGAGCATAAGCGCATTCGCTTCAAGCATGGCGCTTGGAACACAGCGCTAGTGGATGAGGCTTCTGCGTTTCCGTCGCAGCTAGTGCATGACGACTTGCTTGATGCCTTGAGTTACGTAGACCAGATGGCCGTAGTGCCGTACATGGCTAACTTAAATGTTGAAGATGAATACGAACCGTATGACGCCGTAGCGGGCTATTAGCTTGGGCCATTCCGCTTAAACGACAAAGGGACACACAATGAGCGAAGCAATCTTTATGCAAGACACTACGTTCGGCACAGAGCAAGACCTTGCCGATTGGGTGGTGAGCCGTTGCAACAAGTGGCGTGACTTTTACGAAAGTAATTACGCTGAGCGTCATGAAGAGTATATGCGCATCTACCGCAGCCAGTGGTCTGCAGAAGATGTAGAGCGTAGTTCTGAGCGGTCGAAGCTCATTGCTCCTGCTACGGCTCAAGCAGTGGAGTCAAACGTTGCGGAAGTCGAAGAAGCCACCTTTGGTCGTGGGAAACTGTTTGACATCAAAGACGACTTTAACGACCAAGACCCTCGCGACATTGCTTACTTGCGCTCCAAGCTCCACGAAGACTTTGGCACGGCGCGCATTCGCTCCGCTGTAGCTGAAGTGCTGGTCAATGCTGCTGTGTTTGGCACGGGCATTGGCGAAGTGGTTGTGGAGGAAATGAAAGAGTACAAGCCTGCTACGCGTCCGCTGCTTGACGGCGATATGCAAGAAGTAGGTGTTAACGAAACGTATCGCCCCATCGTCAAGATTAATCCGGTACAGCCGCGCAACTTCCTCATCGACCCTAACGCCACGTGCGTTGACGATGCGCTTGGCTGCGCTATTGATGAGTATGTGTCGCAGCACATTGTCCAAGAGCTGCAAGAGTCTGGTGTGTATCGTGATGATGTGTACGTTGGCACTGCGGCAGCAGACGAAGAGATTGAGCCCGACCCGTACATTGATACGCAGCCGCAAGACCGCGTACGGCTAACCAAATACTACGGCAAAGTGCCGCGTGACTTGCTGCTAGCAGAGGGCGTGTCGGAAGACGAGATTGCCGAGAAGGGCAGCTACGTTGAAGCTGTGATTGTTATTGCAAACGAAGGCACGCTGCTCAAAGCCATCCCGTCTCCTTACATGTGCCAAGACCGCCCTGTTGTGGCGTTCCAATGGGATATTGTGCCGAGCATGTTTTGGGGTCGTGGTGTATGCGAAAAAGCTTATATGTCACAAAAAGCGCTGGACGCCGAGCTTCGTGCACGCATCGACGCCCTCGCCCTTACTACGCATCCCATGATGGCCGTGGACGCAACGCGCATCCCGCGAGGCCACAAGCTTGAAGTTAGGCCGGGGCGTATGCTGCTTACCAACGGCTCCCCGTCTGATGCGCTGCTGCCCTTTAAGTTTGGACAACTTGACCAAGTAACCTTTGCGCAGGGCGCACAGCTACAGCAGATGGTTAGCCAAGCAACTGGCGCTGCTGAAGCCAATGCGGGCATGGTGCAGAATGACGTAACTGCTGCCGGTATGTCCATGACGCAAGGCGCTATTGTCAAGCGTCAAAAGCGTACGCTGGTTAACTTCCAAGAAAACTTCCTAATCCCGTTTGTGCGCAAAGCAGCGCATCGCTACATGCAGTTTGACCCGGAGAACTATCCGGTGCGGGATTACAAGTTTGTGCCGTTCAGCTCTCTTGGCGCTATGGCCCGTGAGTACGAAGTGGCACAGCTTGCACAAATCCTGCAGATGGTTCCGCCTGAGTCGCCTGCGCACGGCGCGGTTATCAAAGGCATCATCGACCACCTTAACGTCACCAACCGCGACGAGTTGATTGCTGCAATTGAGGCAGGCGCACAGCCGAACCCAGAAGCTCAGCAGATGGCTATGGCGCAGCAGCAAGCGCAGATGGCTGTGCTGCAGGGTCAAGTGCAGCTTCTCCAAGCACAGGCCGCTGAGTCGCAGTCCCGTGCTAACAAGTACAACACGGAAACGGAGCTGGCACCCACGGAGCTTACGCTTAAGTACAGCGACCAGAACAACGATGGCGTTGCAGACAAAGACTTTGAGCGCCGCGTTAAGATGGCGGAGCTGTTGTTACGAGAGCAAGAGCTGCGGGGCAAGCAGAACAGCGAAGCCGAAATGGCTAAGGCTAAAGCTGAAGCAGAGCTAATCCGCCAGCTAACCGAAATGGGCGGTGCTAGTGCACAACCGCAAGAGCCGCAAGCGCCGCAACAGGAGCAATAAGCTATGGCTTCCGATCTAGCGCTCCTAGCATTAGTTAAAAAGATGGATGGCTTCACAGGTCCGCAAGGGCCTGCTGGAGCGCCGGGGCAGCAAGGCCTACAAGGCCCCGCTGGAACGCCTGGCCCTCAAGGGCCTACTGGTAAGGACGGACGTGACGGCAAAGCTGGACCGCCTGGGCCGATTGGTCCACAAGGGCCACAAGGGCCTAGCGGCGCTGACGGAGCAGATGGCGCTGACGGTCAGGACGGTGTGGGCGTTGAGAGCGCCTATATTGCCGCTGACGGGGCGTTAGTCTTTACCCTTACGGATGGTAGCGAGGTAGACGTAGGAGCGCTCACAGAGCTTCTGGGAGCCTCTGAGGGCAATACGTACGTACTGGGGCAGTCGCAGGGCAGCGGAACAGGAGAAGCAACGTCCTTAAACGTACCCGGTTCTGCTGGCGCTACTTCTTGGAACGATGTTGAAGGCACGATTAACTTTCCGCTAAGCGATGAAGTAACGCTACAGCTTGGACAAGAAGAGTTATTTTACGCTAAGGCTACAGGAGCAATTAGCAAGGGGCAAGTTGTTATGTTTGCTGGCGCTGAAGGCGACCATTTACTTATTCAAAAAGCAAACATAAATGCTTCTGGCTTTCGTCAAGAGTGGGTTATTGGCGTAGCTAATCAAGACTTTGATAATAACGAGTTTGGTTACGTTACGTCTTTTGGTAAGGTGCGTAACATTGACACGCTAGCGTTTAACGAGGGTGACTTGCTTTGGCTTTCTTCCGCTACGCCCGGAACGCTTACTAATGTAGAGCCTACACCGCCTGTGTGTTCAGTGCTTGTTGCTGCCGTAACGCGCTCACACCAAACTCAAGGCACAATCTTTGTTCGTCCGTCTGTTACCAAGAAGTTGCAAGAGCTGTGTGATGTGTCAAACGCTACGCCAAACGACGGTGACATATTAGCGTGGGATGCAGCAACCAGTACGTGGAAACCAATAGCGCCTGTCTTCCCGGCACTGTATGGTATTACAACCTACCCGTAGCTAAACAGCTACAACCACTACGGCCCACACTAGGAGCTAGACAATGAAACCCTGTGCATCCTGTCCGACCCCCGCTAAGTGCAAGAAAGCTGGCAAATGTCTCAAGCGCGCTGGCGCAGCGGCCCGTACGAAATCTAAGCGCACGACGCGGAGCATGAAACGTGGCAGCTACTAAGAAGTCTGGCGCTACGCCAAAGAACAAAGCGTTGTACGCAAAGGTAAAAGCAGAGGCTAAGCGTAAGTTTGACGTTTGGCCGTCCGCGTACGCTAGCGGCTGGCTTACCAAAGAGTACAAGAAACGCGGAGGCACCTATGCCTAACAAACCCAAGGGCGGCCTGACTAAGTGGTTTAAGGAAGACTGGCGTGACTTGAAGACCGGCGAGAAGTGTGGCCGCTCTGGTAAAGACAAGAAGAAGCGCCCGTATCCGTCATGCCGCCCAAAAGCCGTGGCAGACAAAATGACTGCTGCTGAGAAGCGTTCGTCTACCAAACGCAAGACTAGCAGCAAGCCCATCAAGCATGCCGTAACGGCTTCTGGTCGTAGGAGGAAGCGTAATGCCAAATAAACGTACGCCCGCTAAAGGCAAGGCACGCGTTAAAGTAACCGCTAGCGGCAAGAAAGTGTCGTATGGGCAAGCGGGGCAAGCTAAAGGCGGCGGGCCGCGTGTACGCCCTGGAACCTCCAAAGGTGACGCGTACTGCGCACGTAGCGCTGGACAAATGAAGAGCCACCCCAAAGCAGCCAAAGACCCGAACAGCCCGCTACGCCTTAGCCGCAAGCGCTGGAAGTGCAGCGGTACGAAAAGCAAGAAATAAGGCTTGACATTTGTCTCAAAATATGATAAGATATAAGGAATCTTTAAGGAGGCTGAAATGCCAACCAAGCTAGAACAAGCACAAGCTAAGCGAGTAAAACGTGTTCGTAGTCAGTCTCCTCGACGGGCTGTGTCTAAAACTGAAGTGGAACGCCGCGCTAAAAACCCTGACTTAGTAAAAGAACAGCGTGAAATTGAGCGCCGCACCAATAAGCGTATGGCAGAGCGCTATCAAAAAGACGCAGCACGGGCTATGCGCAAAGATGCAGAAATTAAAAAGGCCGCTAAAGCGGCTGGCGCTGCTGCTTCTAAGCGTGCCCTTAGCGGTGCAGGCCGAGCAGCTCCTTTAGTTGGTGCTGTTGCAGCAGGCGCTAAAGCTGTTAAAGATGTTGTTGAGCCGCGTGCAGCTAAAGCAAAAGCAGAGCGTAAAAGCTACAATAAACGCGCTAGCACTAGCCAAGCAAAAGCAGCACGTGGCGTACGCGCTGCAACTTCTGGACAACGCATGAAGACTTTGAAAGAAAGAAGCAATACTGTTAAAACTAAAAAACGTTAGCAATACCCACAAAGACTGGCCTCACGGAGACAACCATGTCACTTGTTTCACAACAAAAGTTTGATGAATTAGTTAAGAACACTACTTCCTACCTTCAGGATGTGTTCAGGCGATTAGACGCTATTGAGGAAAAAGTTGACAAGCTAATGTCAGCTCCGCAAGCAACCACCCGTCGTAACACCACTAAGGAGAAAGTAGATGAGTAGTGAAGACCAAAAGTTTTTTGAAGATTGCCGTAGCCTGTTCCTTACGGACGGCTGGAAGCACTTCCAAAAAGAAATTGGAGTAGCCATTCAAAGTCTTAACCTTGGCGCCATCGACTCGTCCAACGAGTTCTGGAAAGCTAAAGGCCGCTTTGAAGCGCTGCTACAAATCGCCGGTTGGGAAAACGCTGTGCTAGCAGCAGAGCAACAAGCGGAAGAACCGGAAGAAGAGTCGGACGCTTAACGCGTGCGTAAGATTTGGGATGTGCAGTGTGAAAGCTGCGCAGAAGTAACCGAAGTGTTTGGTAGGGATAGCGACTCGTTCCGGTGCGGAGCCTGCGGTGCCCCTGCCAAACGCATCATCAGCCCTGTGCGCTGTAAGCTTGAAGGCTACTCTGGGAGTTTTCCCGGCGCGGCCATGAAGTGGGAGCAAGAGCATATCAAGGCTGGCCTTAAGAACGGACAAGCATAAGCCATACGCCCCGTTTAGTTTAATCTGATAACCCGTAAGGGCCGGAGTTTAATAATGGCACGATTAGTAGACGCCCCAGAAGAACAACTTGAAGAGGCAACCGAAGTCGGTACGCTTGACGAGCTAGAGCCAGAAACCGCTGATGTTGAAGCGCAAGCGGAAGCGGAAGAGGTAGAGCAACAAGCAGCCGAAGACGATCTCCCCGAGAAGTACAGGGGCAAGAGTGCATCAGAGATTGCAACGATGCACAGAGAGCTTGAGCAACGCTTAGGCCAGCAAAGCCAAGAAGTCGGAGAGCTACGTAAAGCCTTTGACGAAATGGTTAAGCAGTCTATCGCAGCGCAACAGGCTCCGTCTGCACCGGAACCAGAAGTGGACGAGGTGGACTTCTTCACCGACCCACAAGCAGCAGTTAGGAAAGCTATTGAAAATCATCCAATGCTTAAGCAGTCTCAGGCTGTGGCGGCAGAGATGGCAAAGTCTCAAGCGCTAGCCCAACTACAAGCTGCACACCCTGACATGAAAGATGTCCTTACGGACGCTGGTTTTCAGGAGTGGGTTGGTAAGTCACAGGTTCGTAAAGAGCTGTTTGAGCGAGCAGATAAAGGTTATGACTTTGCTGCCGCAGACGAGCTGCTAACGCTCTATAAGGAGCGTCGCGGTATCGTCGAGCAAACCGCTAAGGTCGAAAAGGTGGCGCAGCAGAACGAAATCAAGAAAGCTTCTACAGGTTCGGCACGGTCCAACCCCGACAGTACTAAGTCGCGGAAGGTTTACCGGCGTCGAGACATTATTGAACTAATGAACCGTGACCCGAAACGATACGAAGCCCTCATGCCTGAAATCATGAAAGCGTATCAAGAGGGTCGAGTCAAATGATTAAACTAACGGAGTAAT